ACTTGTTGGCTAGTACAGTTCCAAGATGCCCCCGCATTTTTCCGCTGTCGCTTGGGTTTTCGTGCAGCACATAGCCTATTGCTACGTCTTGAATAGTTGCCCACCTCCGAAGAGTGTCGGCCATGTCACAAGCTATTATTTCATCGTTAACAGTCTTTACTAAATCCGCTATACCGTCAATAATAACAAGCCCTATGTCTTTCGTGTTTTGTATCAAAAATTCAGTATAAGCGTAACGCTCGGCTGTTGGTACGGCATCAAAAGCATACATTAGCAAGTTGTCGATATTCTTAGTTTCTACCATATCCTTAATACGCCTGATTGCAAGTGACACGTGATAATTGCTTTGCTCGGTATCGATGTATAATATTTTATCCTTACCCTTTGGCAGATAACTAGAAATTACACCAAATTCACCTTTCTTCAAAACAGCAGCATTAAGCAAGCTCATGAGGAAGCTTTTACCGACTTTTGCCTTTCCTTTTATTCCGAAAATGTTTTTCCTGGTAGCGATAATTTTACCGCCAATAAAAAGAACTACATCTGGCTTTGGTATTTCGTCGCTTGGAAGGATTCGGTATTTTTGAATATCAGCTAATGATACGGGTTTTTTCTCTTCTTTCTGTACTTGTATGGGTTCAAACATTGTTTTTGTACTCATGTAGTGATAAGTTTATTTGAGTATTTAGGTGGCTGATTACATTATCTTTATCCCAGTGATCCCAGCACGTTTGGAATAGCTCTGCAAATTTCGGATAACGTCTGAATATTTCTTTCAGTTCCTCTTCTGTCTTTCCTTCCAGCATCGGATCTGATAAGCTTTGTGATAATTCAGCGTGTTTCAGCTTCATGAGAAGCATTTCGATACGCAAATCCATAGGCTCACTAAGAATTTTATTGAGTTGCTTATTAGCAAAATTCACATCACCGTAATTTTCTGTTAGTTTTTCCAGAGTGAGAGCGTATAGTTTGGCAAACAATAAATTGTCTTGTATGGTTTTTTCCTGCGTCTTATGCAGAAATTCTAAAACCATATTGTAAGCTTCCACATCGGTTTGATTCGGTTTATTTCCGTTTGCAATTGTGAACTTGCAGCGGGATACTGCTTCACGGAGTTTCATACCATATCTTTTTTATCTTTCCCGCATTCGGACAAAGGAGTTTTACAATAAATACATTTTGGGTCAATTTTTAAATTAACCACCTCGGAGCTTTGGAACATGTGAAAACATTTTTTACTGCCCCAAATTAAATATGCTAAGTAACCGATTATGTTTTTCATAACTTCAATTTTTCAATTACACAAATCTCTTTTGTTTTCCATTTACTATCATTTCTTAATCGAGAATAAAGTGTATTCTTAGAAATACCTATCTTTTTGCAGACTTCTTCGTCTGTCATGTAGTGGCGAAATTGCTCTACTTTTCTGGTGCAATCATGTGTAGTCATAATATAATTTATAAGTTAAAAACGTGATCTAATTTAATTTGGTCATACCATTGTAATTCTGAAACATCGACTATTTTTGATTCTATTTTTACGATAGGCTTTAATTTAGATAAGCTATACCATTTTCTATTGATCCAATAGCCTTGGCAATTATTATTGTCTTTTATTTCTATTAGTTTTGGGATATTAGTAATATCAAATAAAACCTTCTTTCTAAATGCAAAAGTTTTGCCCTCTAATTCAAAGTGATTTGAATAAGTAATAAAATAACTGTTGTCAAGGTTTTGGCTCATTGTTTATAAGGGTTTTGAATAGTGGGTTGCGGGTATTCGGTAGTTATAAGGCATTTAACCCAACGTATTCAATAGTTTTCGAAATAACCTTGTAAACTTTATTTTCAACATCATCATAATCATATTCAAAGCCTAATTGATGTTTATTGAATGCTTTTTTGTAATCTGCTTTTAAGTCTTTGATTAAAATTCTCGCTTCTTTTAGCGATTCTTTTTCCACTTCTTTCACATAAGGTCTAACACAGTCTTGTGTGCAAGTCATATTTAATTTTACTATATATTTTGTCATAACTCTAAAATAAACGCCTTATAACAGCTACTACAATCAATAGCTTCATTTGGCTTTGGTTATTATTGTTTTGTGCCTGCATTGTTCGGGCAAACTCCGATAATTTGGCTTACTTTTGGCAACAGCTCATACAAGCGAACCGTTATGCCTAATACTACGATTCGAAATCCAAAGACAACTCACAAGTATATTTCACAACATTTTCATCTCTTAATTGTGATAATAATTCACGGTTTTTAGGGTCTTCCCATAACTTACTGTTTTCGAAATCTATTTCTTGAAAGTTTATTAACTTCTTCAAACTTTCAATTGGTAATTCTTTAAAGAAATTTAGAATAAAAGTTTTTTCAACAACTTCTTTAGGCGTGTTGTTTGCAATGTGTTTTGGTGTTTTTTGTTCTGATTTGAATAATTTTTCCATTTTTATTCCTATGGCATTGTTAGTGGTTTTTGTTTCCAACGTTTTTGAGATTCTTTATAGGCGCGATCTGTTGCGCCAGGTGGGAATGCTTTTAATGTGTTGGAGTCTGACCATGATTTAAGTTTTTGTAGCATGTGTTTACCGAAGTTATATCCTTCGTTAAAGATTTCCGCCTTCGGAATATCTTTTTGCATAACTGCTGTTTCTGTATTGGTTTTTCTTTCTGTAGCTTTAAGGTTTTTTATTTCTTGTTGTTGCCTTTCTTTGGCTAGTTGGAAGTTTTGAAGTTCCATTGCGCTTGTTGCGAGTCCTCCGGCGGCGTTTTGAACTGTTGCAGCTGCGCCTGACGGAGTGCTTGCGCCTCCTGATGAAGAGAGCAGCGGATTTAATCCGGCTGCTTTTAAGTCTGCGACTTCGCGTTGATGGGCGGATGATGACATTCGTTCCTGGAATGCCATTTGTTCGCGGGATAGAGCGATATTTTTTTCGTTGGCGTCTTTTTGGCCGATATAGCCGAGGGCAGCACCGGCTAAGCCGATGCCCCCGGCTCCGTATGAGCCTCCGAGTGCGTATTGTTGTTCTGTTGACAAGCCTGTGCCCTTTTCGATTGATGAGTTAACGACTGTTGCTACGGGATTGGCGATAAATTCGCCGAGTGTTCCCATATTAGAAGCGTCCTAAAGTTGCTGGTAAGCCGTAAGACATAATTGGTCTAACGTGTTTCATATCAAACCATAGATCGATAAGTACGTCTGGATAAGACGGATCTGGCACGATGAGTGCGCGATCGATCGGAGTGTTTGATTGAATGAATGTTGAGTTGAGTGCAGGAAGAGAGCCGAATTCTTCGGCTAAGTGCCATACGTCAAGCGAAGTTGCGTATGTTGAGCGGAACTGTCCGCGTATTTTGGAAGGCGAATAGCGATATTCTGCATATCGTTCTTGATAACCGAATACAAGTGCATCGGCTGCTGTGCCTTGAATGTAAATTTCACGATTGTATACTGGCTGTTCGCCAAGTTCTTGAAGTTTGGGCCAGAAGTAGTCCCAACGAGTTGATCGTGAATATTTTCTGTCTAAGCCCTGTTGGTATGTAATGTCTGCGCGTGCTTTCATCATACCGATGACCCAGCCATGCTCTACGAAAGATTTCGAGAAGCCGACACGATTGTCGAAGTTGGCTTGGGTTGAGAAGGCAGCGAGTTGGCCTAGTGGTTCAGTGTTAGATGATGTTTCTGAAGTTTGTGTTAACGGATGTTGGTTAAATGCCGTTTTAGCTGATGATAGGAATTCAGGACGTTGTAAGCGGAAATCTGGAGAGATCACATTGAAGTGGCTTTTTAAGATTTCGACATAGCGTGTTCCACCGCGAGCGTCTAGCTCATATACGGATTGTAACATAATAGCTTGTCTGAATTGATTAATTGTTGCGGCTGTTGCGGTTGTAAGATCTGCGTATAAGCGACCGTTAGGATCGACATAGCCGCCGGAAGTGCGGGCTAAGTTATTTAAGAATCCGGTTGCGCCAGTGGCTATTCCGTCTGAATTGATAGTTAAATCAGATGTCGAATATTTAAATTGCATCGAAGCTGTCGTTGTTGTGGACGGATAAGCTTTAATAACGGCCGATGTTCCAAGTGGTAAGGCAACGGCTGTGCCTTTTTGTGGCCATGGTAAGCACGATGTGAAATAATCGTGGGCTTTTGCACCTTTTAAAATAGTGTATGTTGATGCTGCGTCTGGTCCGTCGGTTTTATTAACTGTGACGGAGTTTTGTAAGTTTTGATCTCGGAACCAGTTGTTCCAGATAAGGTTGTAAGCGCGGAATGGTAGCGCGTTGATTGTAAAAGTGTTTACGCCAGTTGGGATATCCATTTGGTCATAGATTGAGCCTACGGCATAGCCTGAGCCGCCAGGGTTAGTGATTTGTGGAACCAGGTAATCGACTGAGTCGCCTGGGTTTTCTTGAGCTCCGTTGAATTTTTCCCAGTTGTTCCATACGAGACGATTTGGAACGAAGAAAAAGTACCAGTCTATGAACATGTTGTCCATAACTGGTCTTACTTGAGGAGCTAGGCGTGCGAATGATTTTACATTTAAATTGATTGTGTCGCCCGGTAGGATTTCCTCTGCCATGATTGGCGTTAGTTCGTCGAAGTTGAAGGTAGTCTTTGCAGCGAAGCTTCGATCGAATGACGATCGGGCCATGTTGGCCTGTGGTACTTGCGAGAACGAGTGTTGGTTGTGGCGGTTACCTAGTGACATTATTGTAGTTCCTTTATGATTTGATCAGCTCGTTTCATAGCTGTTGGATTTTTTGATTTAGCTAGTTTCTTAAGAATTAAAATGCGCTGTTTAAGCCATTTAATATCGTTTTCGCAGAGTTGTATTTCTGCTTTAATATCTTTGTTCATAGTTTTAGTCTTTCTTGAAGTTGTTTAAACTTCTGTTTTAGGATTGTGTGTTTGACACCAGATTTTTTTAACGGATAGGTAGCTCCGCTTTCGTAATTAATGGTATTTGATATCCACTCGAGTTCATCTCGTGTGTTTGTGTCCTCGACTAGTTTTATGGTTTCTTGACGAATACCTGCGAGGAATTTTGTGAATGTTGGCATTTGATTTTTTTTACACCAGTCTAAGTAATAGCGTGGTATTGATGCCTTTTTACCGTTAAGTATTATGTATCCATTTGCGAACGTTTGTTCGTAATATTTTTCTATCCATGATTTGCCTATAGCATTTTTTGACGAAGTCTTATGGATAGGATGATAGTCGTGTTCTTGATCTTTACCGTGAACAAGTTTTTTAGCTGCGTAACGTGCAACGTAACCAGCTGATTCAAGAGTGACGGCTCCATATTCTGTAACGCCTTTGCCCCAAAGTTCTGTAAGTAGTTCAGAAGAGTATACCTGATCTCCGGTGTGAGACGTATACTTTCGCTTGGCATCGGTAGGAGCGTAATTGAATATAATTGCGTGCCAGTGAGGACGCTTTTTTTTGTCACCATATTCACCAGTGACCATGAGTGAGATTTTAAGTGAATCGCGAACGTCTTTGTCGTGAATGTTTCGCGTGATATGGTCTCGGAGTCTTTTAATGAATAATTGGAAATCGAGATACTGAAGTCGCGGACTTGTAAGATTTTTTTCGTCATATGTTAATGTTAGGAATATGTTTTGTTTATGTTGTGAAGCCTCGTGGACGCAGCGGACTGCTTTTTCACGAGCGATATTAAGCCTACATGCTAAGCATCTACGGCATGGAAAAGCGAAAGAGACTAGCTCTTTGCTATATTTTCTGCTAG